CGGCGAGGTCCTTGAGGGTGCCTCGCGGCAGTTCGCCACCACCAGCGAAGAGCTGCTGGCTGATCGGGTTGTCGGGGTTCTCCGCCATCCACTTCCACAGCGGGCTGCCCTTCTCCGCAAGGCGGGGAAGAACCTGGCCCACCAGGGCCGTGCCAGCGACCTGAGCCATCGGGCCGACGCCGGGGGAGAAGGGGTTGTTGCCCTGCGCCACGACGTTCAGGGAGGCGAAGCCGAGCCGGAAGTGATCGACTCCACCCACGCTCGCGAGCGGGACGCGGATGAACTTCTCACTGATCGGCGTGCTGTCCCACGGGCGCACCTCGTTGCCGTCCTTGTCCACGGTGATGTGGAACATGTCCGGCGTCTGGGAGTACCGCATGAGCTGGCCGAAGCGGCTGGGGTCGTCGTAGAGCAGACGTCCCCAACTGGTCATGGAGTCGTACCACGGGGCGAAGAACGGGGCGATGTACCGCATGACCCCGTGCGCGCCGATCTGGCGGTGGATGTCGTACATGTCCCGGTGGACGGCGTTGAGAGCACGCTGCTTGGCGCGAGCGTGCAGTTCCACCATCTCGTCCGCGTTCAGCGTGGTGCGGCCCTGAGCCTGCGCCTTCTTGGCGAAGGACGGGAACACCTGCTGGACCGCGCCCTTGTAGAGCGCGTTGTAGACCGGGATGCGACCGAGGTAGACGTCCGGCATGTCGGTGAAGCGCTTGTACCACCAGTCCATCGCACGGCGGCCCTGCTCCTTGAGCTCCGAGGAGCCCCGAACGATGTTCGGCGCGAAGATCGGGAAGCGCTCCTCGATCGGGATCAGGGCGGCGACCTCATCGGGGTCCAGCACCTTCTCCTGCATCAGTCGCTCGCGGAGCTTCTCGGTGGGAGCCATGGACCGGACGGAGGTGAGCATGTCCGAGAGCCAGCGGGCCATCTCCTCGCGGGAGCCTCCACCCATGACGTCCCGGAACTCCGCCACCACGGCGGGGTCCCTGATGAACGACTTGAAGACCCCGTCAGGGGTCATGTCGGTGACCGCATCGCCCTCGACCAGAAGCCGGCGGGCGGTGTGGGACTCACGGAACTGCTGGACCGACTTGGCGTACTTCTGAGGCCACAGGACGCTCATGGGGTCCACGTCGTCGTTCCAGTGGCCCTTTTCCACGCGGGCACGCCAGAGGTTGTTGTCCATGTTCCCGAGCAGGAGCTCGGACAGGCCACTGGCGCTGTCGCGCACGTCGTCCTCAAGGGTTGCCCACTCAAGGTCGCTGTGGACGGGCCGGAAGGTGGCGGAGACACCCTCGTGCTCGACGTCGAACTCCTTGAAGGAGTTGGCAGCCGTGGTGCGGGCCGAACCGGACAGGTAGTGCTCTGCGGCGACCTCCTGCGCGCGGGCCGCCTGGAGTTCGGCTGGGCCGAGACGCTGCTGCTCCTTGCGGAGCGCAGCCTGCCCGGTGGGGGCAGTCCGGCCCACCGTGTAGGTCTCGCCAGCCCTGCGGTTGGCGAGCTTCTTGGCGCGCTCGGCAGCACGGGCGTACATGATGCTGTCGGCACCACGAAGCCTGCCCGACTCGTCGGAGACCTTGGACATCAGGGACTCAGCGAGCTCGTCGGCGCGGTAGGCCTGCGTCTGGCGCAGGGCGATCTTGTCGGAGCGCTCCTTGGCCAGCTGGCGCAGTTCGGCAGCCGTGGCCGCCGACCGCTGGGCGTTGACCTTGTCCACGTCGGAGACGGCCATGCTGCGCACGGTGCCGTAGCGCTTGCCCTTGGCGTTGCGGACCTTGTTGGCCGCACCCGTGAAGGCCTGCATCATCAGCGCGCTGGTGCCGATCATGGCGTTGGCACGCAGGTCCGTGTCGAGCATGACGCGGGCAGCGAGGCCGGGACGCCCGAGCTGGGCGTGCTTCCAGATCGTCTGGTAGGCGAGCAGGGTCTTGAGGGAGGCGTCCTTGGTCCCCTCCGCGTACTTGCGGAAGGAGGCCTGTGTCTTGAAGTCCCTAGCGACCTTGTCAGCGGTCTTCCAGTCGAAGAGGCCCACGGTCTCGTCAAGGTGGGACTGGAGGTGCGCGACGTCGAGGATCGTGTCCGTGCCACCGAGGTCACCGAGGAAGGCCTGCTTGTTGCCAGCGGCAGCCTGCCGCTTGGCGATCTTGGAGGCGTACTCACGGCCATCGATGTAGGCCTGCGAGCTCATGGTGAGGAGCTCGTCCAGCTGGTCGCTGGACAGGCCGTGCTTGGCGGCGACACGGGTCAGGAGGTCGTCGTTGAGCTTGCGCACGTAGGTCGTGCGGGCAGCCGGGTCGAGCTTGAGGTACTCCTCGGTCACGGTCTTGATGTAGGAGCCATCGACGCCGTCAACCTGCTTGCCGTAGTTCTTGAGCGACGTCGCCAGTTGGCGGGCACCGTGAACCGGGTCGATGACCGAGATGAAGCCGTGGTCGCCCGCAGAGGCGCGCATGGGCTGGAGGGCAGCGCCGACGAACCGCATGGTCCGGCCAGCGGAGCCGTCCTGAAAGACAACCTCGTCCAGCGCCTTGTCGTTGAGGAAGGTCTTGAGCTTCTCCAGGTTGCGCGGGGCCACCTGGACGCCACGCTCGGTGCCGAACTCGATCGGGGACCCGCTGGGGCCTCCGCCCCAGACCTGCGCCTTGAAGCGCTGGATGCGCTCGACCTGCTGACCGTAGGCAGCCAGCTCACGCTGCTGCCACGGGTCGTCGTAGTGACGGGTGATCCAGTCACCGAGGTTGAAGCGACCGGGCTGGCCACCCAGCCCGAAGGCGGTGTTGCCCTTGGCTGCGAAGTCCTGCATCGCGTCGTCAAGGAGGGTGAACTCAGACGGGGCGAACGAGACCCGGCGACCCTTGGCGGCGACCTGCGGGAAGTTCTGCACCAGCCAGTTCATCGCCTCCTCGGAGCCGGTGAGGGCGTACTGGACGTTCAGCTTGATCTGGCGCTGGAGGGTGACGTCGTCGGTCACACGGGCCGCGTCACGGAACATCTCAGCGACCGCAGGGATGCCAGAGCGGGGGGTCGAGCCACCGATGCCGAGCATCGGGTCGAGGTAGTTGATGATCTGGTTCAGGTCGGTGACGTCGTCAAGCGCCCCCATCGCCTTCCACTGGTTGCCGACGATGGCAGCGTCGTCCATCTCCAGGCCAGCGACACCCTTGGCGATCTGCCCAGCCTTGGCGAGCGGGCCACCGGCGATGTTCTCGCCAGCAAGGGCGGTCTCAGGCAGGAGGTCTTTGTTCAGGACGCCGGCGAACCTGTCGGCGGTGGCCGGGTCGGGGACGAACTTGTCAGCGCGAGCCGCGTTGGTCCCACGCGCGACACCCCTGGTGGGGTCGAGCGCGGAGTACATGGCGAAGTCGAGGACACCCTCAGCGGTGTGGCCCCACCACGTACCAGCGGACTCCCTGCGGTACTTCTCCAGACCACGGGGGTCCACGAGCAGGCTGCGGTTGTCCGAGAGGATGGCCTCACCGAAGCGGACGGCCTCCCCACCGGACTGGAAGGCCATGTCCCACGCGCGCTTGCGCAGGTCGATGCCACCCAGCGGGATGGGGTTGGTCATCTGCTGCCACTGAGCGTCCGAGAACAGGGTGGCGAAGGTGGCCAGCCGGCCCACCTTGTCGAAGGCGGTGCCGGTGATGCCCAGCACGCCCTTGTCCCAATCGTCGCCCTCCTCACCGACGCCGACTGCGTGCAGTCCGGTGGTGATGGGCTGAGTCAGGAGCTGGGTCGGGTCCTTGTCGGCGGCGTACTGGAAGACCTCTCCAGCGCCCGAGAGGGTCCGCTGGGTGACGTATCCGGTGTCCGAGGCGATGCCGGTGCCGAAGTCCTTGACGATCTTCTGAGCGAGGTTCTCTCCAGGCTGCTGCTCACGGGCGCTCTGGATTGCGCTGCTCAGGTAGGACCCGGCGACCGGGACCATCTGAGCGAGGCTTACAAGCCAGTCGGCCATGGGGAGTCCTTAATAGAGCGAGAGGAGCGCCGCGACCGAGTCCTTGAAGCTCTGCGTGGCGTAGGGCGACTGGCTCTCACGCACGAGGGCGTTGAGGATGGGCCGGAACTGCTCACGGAGCGTGTCTCGGGTGTCGCCTTGGGGAAGTTGCAGGACCGAGGGATCAGCGCCCGGTCCTGCTGCCGCCCCAGCCGTGACCGGCTCGTCAGGGCGCGCTGAGGGGGCACCAAGGCCCGTTGGCATGGCCGCAGGCACTCCGCCCGACCCCGGAGTAGGGGGGCCGGGAGGAGCATGCATCGGGGCACCGGACTGGACCTGCTGGAAGTCCTGCTGCTCGCCGTACTTGGCGTTCGGGAGCTGCATGTTCGGCTGCGGGGAGTCCGTGCGCTGGGAGAGGGCACCGGGACCACTGACCTGCGCCGGATTTGCGGGTGCGCGATATCCACCGCTAGGCATGGGGGTCTCCTATCAGGCGAGGAAGCCGAGGGCCTGGAGAGCGGCCTCCAGCTCCAACACGCGGGTGCGCAGGTTGTTGACCTGCGCGATCATGGCGTCCCGGTTGGTGGCGTTGTCGTAGGCACCAGCGGTAGCGCCCGTGCCGCCGGCAGGAGCGGCGGCAGCCGCAGCCGTGAGGGAGGTGGGGGTGAAACTGGCCGGAAGGGCCGGGATGCTGTTCTTGGCGTTTGCCATCGAGGGTCCTTACTTGGAGTTGTCTCTGAGGAGTTTCTCTAGTTCCAGTTCGGCAGCGCCCTTGCAGCGGGCGCAGAGGATGCCCCCTGCGTCCGCCACGCGGATGCGGCAGAGCGTGCAGAACTCGTAGCGGAAGATCAGCCACATGTCATGCCGCCGTAGGTGTCTGCCTCAAGACATTCGCCTGGAGGTTGGACGCGCCGCCGTTGGTGATTCCGGCCATCATCTGCATCAGGCCGGGAGGAGCGGCCTCAATGCCCGGAGGGAGGCCCCCTCCGCCCTGCTCAGAACCGGGAGGCGGTAGCGGGCCATCACCCGGCGCGGAAGGGGACGCGCCAGGGGCAACCTCACCGGGAGCGGGCGGAGGAGGCGGTTCGGGGGCAAAGGCCTTGAGAGCGGCGGCTTCGACAGCCTCGCCCTTCTTGAGAGCCTCTGCGAGCGTGGCGAGCTGCTTCATGAGGGCAGTCGGGTCACCACCGGACAGGGCCATCTGGGGGATGGCCTGAGCGCTCATCAGAGCGCCCTCCAGGATGGCCTTGCGGACCTTCTCCAGCTCGATCTTCTTGGTCTCCTCGGAGATGTTGAAGCTCGCCGGCAGGTTCCGCATGGCGTAGTCCTGGCTGATGAGGCCAGCACCGTAGGCCTGGAGGATGAAGATCAGGCTCCGGTTGGCGTCCAGACCGGCGAGGAAGCCGTACTGGATGTCGATGGAGTGGTCACCGGCGATGTCCTTGGAGGGCGTGTACTTGACCTCGTAGGGGACGCCAGCGTCCTGACCCCTGATCTGCTTCTGGGTGTTCGGCCACACCTTCTCGTCAATCGTGAAGCAGAGGTCGATGACCTGCTCCAGAGCAAACGCCATCATCTCCTGCGCCTGCGCGAGCTGGGTGGAGTAGCCCTCGTTGAGAGCATCGATCCCCGCCCCGGTGATGACTGAGGCGTTGACCGATCCCGTGCGGCCCTCAGGGGACATGCCACCGATCTGCATGTCCGAGCGGAGCCATTCCATCGCCTGGAAGGACGCGGGCGGGACGTCAACCTTGAGCCGCGAGACACCCGCTGGGTTCTGTGTCTGCATGACGGCGTCGGGGCCGAAGGTGACGTCCGTGACGTCCGGAGGGACGATGATCGGCGCGCGAACGGCCTTGTCGGCGGCCTCCAGAGCGAGAATCTGGAACTCGTTGCGCGCGATCTGCGGCCAGACGAGGTCGTCGTACTGGCCACGAATTACGGCACCGTAGGTGCCCTGCCCGGTGGGGCGGGGCACTGCGACGACGGTGCAGCGTCCGATGGGGTTCTTGTAGGACTCCACGACCTCGTGACCGAGGTCAGGCAGGTAGACGACGCAGTCGTCCTTGTCCACCCACTTCACGACCTTGACCTTGTCCCCGTCGATGAGGGAACCAGGCTTGTTCTTGATCATGTTGATGAGCTTGGGGTACATGGCGCACAGCTGGCTCTTGTGCAGCATGAAGACCTTGGCGGCGGCCACGGTCTGCATGTTCCGGTCCCAGACCGGGTAGACGTTCGCGCCGTCCTCGACCCGGATACGGGGGCTCTTGGCCTCCATGTCGGGCTCCACGGAGAACACCACGAGCCCGTAGCAGTTGTAGGAGTCCGCGGCGTCCGGCATCTGCGCCTTGACCTTGGAGAAGTCAACGTAGTGGTTGGCGATCTTGGTCCGCTTGTCGGCGAACTTGCGGGCTGCGTCCGACAGGGACGAGGCAGCCGAGCAGGTGAAGGCAGGCAGAGGCGAGAGCTTGGCCGCGAAGTCGCGGGCCATGTTGTCCACGATGTTGGCGCAGACCGGGCGCGGCCACTCCTCGGGAAAGATGCCCGGTGCGATCTGGTCGAAGTCGCCGTTGCGGACGGCTCGGACCTGAGCGGCGAAGTAGTCGCGCGTCGAGAACTGAATCTGGAGTGCATCGACCTTCTGGACGATGCGGTCCATCTTGGACTGATCCACGGGATTCCTATTCGACAGCGCTCACGTACTGCCTAGAGGCAGCACGACGCGAGAGGTACTTGTTGTTGACGTGGGTCGTGGGCTTCTTCTGCCCACCGCCCACGTAGAGACGGGCCCGGAGCTCTGCGAACCACAGGGCCATCGGGCCGTCCTGCCGGAGCTTGTTGCCGGGGACACCGGGCTGCCAGATGAGGAGCTGGTCGATCAGGGCCTTGACCCCCTCGGACTTGTCCGGGTCGGGGAGGTGGATGATGTGGTCCTTGGCCGGGAAGGAGCGTCCGTCGTCCAGCTTCTTGAGACTGCCGAACAGGGGAGCCATGGAGGCCACCCCGAAGTCCGGGTCCTGCTTGTTGCCGTTGCCCGTGTAGTGGGGTGTGATCTTCACGCCCCGCTCGCGGCAGTACCGCATGATCCGCTCGTCGTGGTAGAGCCAGTTGGAGTAGCCCTGAGCCTCGATGACCCACTCCTCCACGCCGTAGAGGGGGGTGATCTGCTCGATCTGATCCGCGTACCAGCTCGGGATGGTGTCCTGCTTGCCCCAGGCGTTGAGGACGTAGCGCTCCTTGGTCTTGCGGTCCACCGCGTACACGAGGACGAAGGCCAGTCCCGTGCCGGCCGGGTCGATGGACCCGATGACCTGCATGCCCTCCCTGCCGTACTTGGGGTGCCCGACCGCTCCTGCGACCAGGGGACCCGGCTTGCGCATCTTGTTCACGGTGGCCCAGACGCACTGGCTGTTGAAGACCATGTCGTCCGCGACCTGCTGCTGCTGGTAGACCAGCGCCCACACGCCGGGGCGGTTCTCACCACGGACTCGGGCCAGCGAGGGGCCGTCCCACACCGGGTAGAGGCCTTCCTCGTCCGGCTCGTCGTTGGAGGCCTCATCGAAGGGCATCGTGGACTTGGGCCACAGGGTCGTCCAGTCCTGCGGGTCCGGAGCGAAGTCCAGAACCGCCGGCTGGGCGAGGTAGGTCCACGGAGACTTGCCGTTGACGTAGATGCGGTCGTTCAGCAGGTGCGCGTAGAGGTCGATCGGGGCGATTCGGGTCCCGACGATGAGCACCTTGGCGCTGCGACCACGAGAAAGCACCGTTCGGGTCAACCAGTCGAACTGCTTCTCCGCCTGGTGGGCGTTTCCGTCGTCAATCGCGTCATCGAGGATGGTCAGGTCGGTGCGGACACCGTAAATCTGCCCTCCGATGCCCACCGCCTGCACGCTGGGGTCCTTGGCAGCCGCGTTCACGGCGTCCGAGGAGCGTCCTGCGAGGTAGATGAGGGCATTGCCCCACCGCCCCTCGCCCCTCTTGGGCCGCCAGCCCTCCGGGGGCGCGTAGGCGGTCTGGAGCTCGATGTAGGCGGGGTCCGTGAGGTACTGCCGCACCCCGAAGAGGAGCTTTGAGGCGAAGTCGAGGGTCTTGGAGATGATCAGCACCCGGAAGGCCGGGTTCATGCACAGCTTGTAGACCACGTACTCGGTGGTGATGGTGGTGGACTTGGCGTGGCCGGGGGGCGTGTTGATCAGGATGCGGTTCTTGTCACCGGGCACATACGTGATCGCGGGGTGGAAGACGTCCGGCTCCTTGCCCTCCAGCAGATCGATCCACATCTGCTGGTGCGCGTAGGTGTCTTGCCCGAGGAACCGCTTGCGCCAGGTGGCGAAGTCGAGGTCGTAGAGCTCCGGGTCGCGCTCTGGGCTCGCCTTCCTCCGCCCACGGATGAGGTCGATGGTCCTGGCGAACTCGGGATCGGTGGAGCGCCACGTCTCGTAGGTCTTGACCGACCTGCCGGCCCGGTAGCAGGCCTCCTCAACCGTCAGGCCGTTCTTGATTCCCTTGATGACAATGTCCTGCGCGCCCTTCTTGTTGAGACCGATCACCTTGCGGGCCAAGATCGATCCTTTCGACGGGCGGCGGGGTGCCGGGGGTGGTCATCATGTGTGCGGGAAAAGGGGGGCCGGTAGCCGGGATTGTGCGCGGGGATGGTTAGCGGGCGGTGTCTTTTAATCGGGATATCTCCGATATCCCTTTCAATGACCGTGGATTCTCCGCAGGAAGAGGGCGTAGCCGTGAGAGCGTAGCCCTCGCTCCTGCGCTCGTGCGTCCGCTCCTCGATGGCCTCAACAAAGAGGCCAGCCATGCAGAAAAGCACCGCTCTTATGCGGTGCTTTTCTATTACTATAGTATTTGGCTTATGTTGCTATATACAGACTAGTGAATAACCTACGCTCTTACGGCTTCGGTTATTCACTGCTGTTCGCTCCCTCGTCGGCCTGCTGGCCGACTGCTTACTTCGGTCGCTCACTTCGTTCGCTCCCTCAGTAGTGAGCTCTCACTAGTGAAGGGGCATCGGTTTTCGGCACCTTCCGAGCTTTTTTGGGCAACGAGTTTTTCGGCTGTTCTGGCGCAGGGCTCTGACCTGCGACGATGTCCTCGAGGTGTGAGAAAGACCACAGGGGCTAGAGCCCTCCATCTCATGCTCCCGAGGCCCCTTGGGGCCGAGGAGAGTGGTCCTTGGTCACTGCCTGGAAGGGCGTGGAAATGGCTCTCCCGGAATCGAAATCGAGGTGTTTTATGGAGGCTGGCGCACCTGAAAGACTCGACGCGCGTTTAAGTATGCCCGGGTCATAATAGTTATGCATGAATTTCCAGGAGAAACACTTCGACATCGAACAATGCAAAGCTGAGCTTTCCCAAATTGAATATCTCGACGTAAAACAATTGCACATCGAATATCAAATGGAGAATATCTCCACATATCTTCAAGGCGCGTGAATAGGCCACTGTGAATCGTTCACCAATGCGCCTGGGCGGCCGGCAGAATGGCACAGATCACAGGATGGTAACGACCTCGCAACTGATCTTGTGTGGGCAACAGTCATGCCCCATACTGGAGGTATCCCCAGCGGGGGAGACACCACACACACAGATCAGAGACAGGACACAGACAATGGACATCACCAGCCTCGTCCGTGATGACGTGCGCGCCACGTTCCTCGCGGACTGCGCCACCGACCCGGAGGGTGGCATCGCCATCCTCATGGGTGCCATCGATGAGCACCTCGCGGCCACTGACAGCGACAAACTGGCGGACACCCTCTGCGGGCCCGTCATGGGTGCCATGGGTGCTCTCATGATCGCTGCGCTCGCCGCGCGGTTCACCGCCGGACCGGAGGGCAACGAATGGGACGGCGACCCCATGGAACTGTTCGTCAAGGGCCAGATCGCGGCGCAGACTGTCGAGCACGCGGCCAACGACCACGGCGACAGCCTCGCCCTCGCCATCCGCTACGGCGAGGACGGCACGAACGCGGACCCCACGCTTCAGGACTCACTCGACGCAGCCATCGCATGGGTGACCGACGCCCTCTGGTCTTTCGCGGACCTTGACGCAGACCTCATCCTCATCGACGCATGGGGCGAGGACAGCGGGCCCGACGCCGCGTGACGCGGTAGCCCATGGCGCTGACGTTGGGGCGCTAGGTGGTCCGATTCCACCCATGGGCACGACAGTCCGACAGGACTGCCACCACACACACACACAGATTGGACGTGGTCAACGTGACTACTGAGACAGCCACGCGCCCCTATGCCGTAGGTGATCGACTCGCCTACACAAAGGGTTCTAGCGGTTGGTCCGGCGAGGCTACCGTGGTTCGGTTGGACTCGCGCGGCCGCCCGCAACTAGTGCGGTTCGATGACACGGTTCAGGGATGGCCGACCGCCAGCGGCGAGGGTGGACATTGGAACGTTGAGAGTAGCGACACCTACTCTCACGCCTCATCGGCCCCCGTGGTGGACGTCAACGGCGCAGAGGCCGACGCCATCCGCCTACGCGCGGAAGTAGAGGCCCTGCGTGGCACTCTGCGCGAGGCGCGCCGTGCCCATCACCACGACCTCGCCGTCATCGGTGAGGCGCTGGCAGAGACAGCCGAGCGCCACGAATGGTGCTCAGAGTACGATGACCACGTCGCGAACCTCACGCCTCGCCTGTCGGTCGATGGTCGCGACGTGTTCGCCACGGCTGCCGAAGTGAACCGCGTCCGCGCGTTCACTGTGACTGTCTCAGTCACCGCCACGGTCGATGTGACCGTGGAAGCACGCAACGCAGACGAGGCGCGCGAGTCGTTCTATGAGGACCCTCACGCCTATCTTCCCTACGCGGGCGGGTACGACATCGATGAGACCGAAATCTCGGAAGTCTCGGAGGAGTGATCCTCATCCGCGCGGTATGCGTGGTGGCCGCCGTGGTGGACGGGTTGCTGGCCCGTCCGCTACGGCCCCACCGGAAGGCAGAGTGGACGT